AGGATTACACCCACTTCTAGAACAATGCAAGTTGATACTGGAGATGCAAATGGTGGAAATGTTGAATTTACTAAGAGTGGCGGTGTTAAATCTGGTGGAATCGCTTGGAATACTTCAAATCTAGATGTAACATTATTTAGCGAAGCAGATTTGCATTTAGGCGCTGGCGGCCTTACGGAGTCGATGTTTACAATAGATAATAGCGGCAAAGTTGGTATCGGAACGGATCCGTCGACACACACCCTCACAGTCGCCGGCCAAATCTCAGCCTCATTGGGAGTTAGCGGATCTTCTCTTAGGACTGCAGCTACAGTAATCGACACAACCCACATCTCAAGTTCTCTTAATATCTCGGGATCCAAATTCTATGGAGATGGAAGCACTCTGACCGGCGTTGGCGCCGGCACTATGTCTAGCTGGACACTTTCGGCAGACGGAGGCTCAAACCAGGCCATTACAGAGGGTAACACTGTCGACATTGCCGGCGGTACCGGGATCACCACCGCTGCTTCTGCAACCGACACCGTGACTGTTAATCTAGACGACACCGCTGTTACGCCTAACCCTTATACATACGCCTCAATTACAGTTGATCAACAAGGGCGGCTGACTGCTGCAAGTAGTGGCACCCCACCTCCGATCACAACATACAGCAATGCGGCAGATAACAGAGTTGTCACATCGGTTAACTCTACAAGCGTTCAGGGCGAAGCCGGCCTTACTTATAACGGCTCAATTCTATCTGCAGCCGGCCAAATCTCAGCCTCATTGGGAGTTAGCGGATCTTCTTTGAACACCACGGCCACTGTTATAGATGGGCTACATGTTTCAAGTTCGTTAAATATCTCGGGATCTAGGTTTTATGGTGATGGCTCCATCGGAAGTCTTGATGTGACAAGCCTCACTTCATTATACAGCCATATGACTTTTAAGGAACCGACCACCCTCAGTGCTAACGCAGGGCTGGGAGAAGTGGCATACTACGGAAGCGAACACGGCACCGACACTTTAGCAGCCGGAAAATTGATGTACTTGTCTGGTTCGACAACAGGCTCCTTCTGGCGCTATGCAGATGCCGACGCAGAATCTTCTTCGGGCCCCGTTCAGTTGGGGATTGCGCTAGGTAACGCTGTTTCGGATGGTGTCCTTCTTCGGGGTTATTTCCACGCTAGCACTCTTGGTGATAGTAGCACTTTCGTTACAGGCGGAACTTGCTATGTGGGTCTCGCAGCAGGAACTATTTCGTTCACGCGCCCAAGTACTGCGGGCGATGTGATCCGCGCCATTGGTCATGGCATCGCAGCAGAGAAGGTTATATATTTTAATCCAAGCTATGATTGGTTCCAACTGTAAGGGAGTAATTAAATGCCAGATATCGCAAAAATTAATGGTGCTACGGCCACAGACATTGTCAAGATAGATGGCGCTGCTTCTGCCGATGTGGTCAAGATAGATGGTAATTCTGCCGCGTCCACAGCCGTCGCTTCTTATTGGGCAATATGCTTCGATGACAACCAAACCAGTTGGGCTGCTAACGCAGACATCGCATCTGAATCAGAATGGGCAGACAACATTTGGACTACGCATGGCGACGGCGGCAGCGCGGATATGATTGATATTGCCTACGGCAAAGACGGATCGGGCAACCCCATATTTTTAGCTATTGCTAACTCATCGGGCAACAATGTATGGGTAGACCAGAACAACGACATTACTGATAACTCAACTTGGACGAGAATAAACCTAAGTAGTACCGCTAAACGACAAACTATTCAATGGGGCGATGATGTTTGGATCGCAGCCGGAAATGTTAGCGCTAGTAATGTCAAAGTAATGTCAATATACATAGGTCAACCGATGGTGCCGCTAGCTTTTCGGCCATTGATGTATCGGGCGCGACCAACATAAGTACCACGGAACAAATAAAAGCACTTGCGTCGGATGGCGCGGGAAACTGGATGTTTGGGCAAAAGGCAAACTTATACTTTAGCTCTGATGATGGTGCAAGTTGGGCTTGGCTCATTCAACCATCTGGGGCGAGTGGCGATTTTATTCGAGACATCGTTTACACCAATGGTAGCTGGGTTGTCCTTTATTCTGCCGGCGGAAATGCGAAGATGATTGCGTGCGTGGGCAGCACAGCGGCAAACATGGACGACTCCGGTGACTGGGGCACCGCCGTTACGCTGACCGGCAATTTCACTGATGATGTCGGTAATGAAACTACACCAACGCTTAGCGGTACTAGCCACCAAGCGCATGGCCGCGGCCAATGGTCGAATCGTTGCGATGCAAATGGGTAATGGTCCTAATGGCGCGAGAACAATTGGAGCGGATGTCAGCGCTAAAGTTATTACATTGGATTCCAGCGGCACCATACAGCGGGTTCCATTCACAGCAGGCACCGCACAGTGTATTGCCACTGATGGCACTACTTGGCTCGCCGGCGGCGACGGTAGTGATGCCGGCAGAAATGGCGGCGAGATTTGCCGATCGACAAACGGTGGAGATTCTTGGGCGCTCATTGTAGAGGGTATCGACAATCACACCGCAAACAAAGTTAATGGCATCGCCCCTGACTTATACTTGCCAATTGGGTGAGCGTAATTGTTGACGGATTCTCGGTCGATGACTGGAATGGAATCACTGCGCCAGTAATTTTCCCGTTATAGAGTATAAAATAGTTGACAGAAACCACCGCCAGATTAGCCGAAAAAAGGGACTTTGCTCCAAAAGATACTATTTATTTTGTATAACTGCCATTATTGGAGCAATTGAATGTCAAACTTATTAAAAGAAGCGATCGTGGATGCGAAGGCATTACGAGAGTCAGCACTTAAAAATGCTGAAACCGTTGTAATCGAAAAATACTCAGAAGAAGTAAAAGAAACATTACAAAAACTTTTAGAGCAAGAAGATGAATTGGGGATGGAAATGCCGGCTGAAGACCCTGCAATGGGTGCCGACCCACTTGCCGCCGAAGATCCCGCCATGGCCGATCCTGCACTCGACGCAATGCCCATGGAAGATCCTATGGCCATGGACGCCGAAGGCGAAGAGGCCCCCGAAGAAGGTCTCGCCGACGAAGAGATTCCTCTGGGAGCAACCGATGACTTTGCTGAACTAGATGGCGAGAACTTAGGCAACTTTTCTGCTGCCGGCGCAACCGAACCACTTACAATCGACCTGGGTGCACTGCAAGAAAGCATTGAGGCCTTGAAGCAATCCCTTGATGAAGATGAAGAAATCGAGATTACTGAAGAAGAAATCACTGGTCTTCTCGACGAAGAACTCGAAGAGTTGGCTGGCGGATTGGGTGCGGTGATGAAAATGAAACCCAAACCCCCGGAACCTGAAAGCGACGAAGAACTCGAAGAGCAAGCGGAGGATGACGACGACACCCTCGGAGATAAGGCCGCCAGTGTCGCATCCGGCGGAGTCCTCGACGGCATCATGGGTGCCATGTCCGAAGAATTAGACCAAGATGCTCTCATTGATGCCATCATGGAGAAACTTACCGTCGACATGGGCGCCGACCTTTCTGGTTGGGCCGGCCGTTCATCGGCCAGCAAGCGCCGAGAGATCGAAAAAGAAATGGCGCATCGCCGTTCTACAGATGTAGAAGAAGAAATGAAAGATTTGAAGAAAGCTCAAGAAGAGTTGGTTTTCGAAAATAACCAACTTACCGAAAAGCTTTCGGAATACCAAGCAGCTATTGGTGAATTGAAAGAAGGTCTCCAAGACACTAACCTTTCAAACGCTAGGCTGCTTTACACGAACCGTGTGCTAAGAAATACCTCCTTGAATGAGCGGCAAAAAGATAAAATTGCCGAAGCTATTTCAAACGCTGGTTCAGTTACAGACGCGAAGACAATCTATGATACACTTCAAAGCACAGTGGAGGCTAAACCTAAAAAGAGGCCACAATCACTGAGCGAAGCAATCGGTCGACGCAATACTGTACTCCGGGCAACTCGTAAAGAGGAACCCGCATCCGATCCTTTCCAGAATCGGATGAAAAGACTAGCTGGAATAAAATAATCATATATAGTATAAAGGAGGTGATTTAAAATGTCTAGTATTATCCAAAGATTGACCGAAGGATGTGTCAATCGTGATATGCGTGCTGAAGGTTCTGCTCTTCTCGCCAAGTGGGAGAAGACGGGTCTTCTTGAGGGTCTCGAAGGAACCCGCAAGAAAGATTCTATGGCGCGCTTGCTTGAAAACCAAGCAAAAGAACTACTCCGCGAAAGTAGCACTCTGGCCACTGGTGATGTTGAGGGCTTTGCAGCCGTCGCGTTCCCCATTGTCCGTCGTGTATTCGCAGGCTTGATCGCAAACGATCTTGTCTCTGTCCAACCAATGAGTTTACCCTCGGGTCTCATTTTCTTCCTCGACTTTACCTATTCGTCTAATATCGGTGAATCCGCTACCCAAGCTTCCCGCTTAGGTAACACTGCCGATGCAACCATTTATGGTGGCGACAAGGTTGGTTCACAAGTAACCGGCGGCGTTAACTTAGCCGACGAGTTTGGTGGCGATCCCCGTGCAGGTCAAGTTCGTGGTTCTGGTCGTGGTTACGCGTATGCGTCTCCATCAGGTTCCAATGTAGCCCTCACAGCTAATTTAGCTGATGGTGCGGTTTCTGCTTTGATCAGGCTTGATGGTGATCTCAGTGAGACCCAGAAGACCTTGATGGATCATGATCCAGACCTTATGGCTGAAACTGCTTCGGGTCTTATTATTATCGATGTTGCTCGCGATCACCTCGCGTCGACCTCAGAAGATCCAGATTATGGTAACCTTGGCGCTTTCTCTCTTAGAGATATCGCTGCACAAACCACAAGTGGTAACGCTGTGTTGGCCATGATCAACGGTGCTGCCAGCGTTGGAACGATCGGCGGTATTGATGAGCTTCACCAAGTTCATCGTTTGACCCGTTTGGTTGGTTCCGATTCTCGTGGCGCGCCATATCAGTCTGGCTTGACTAGTCAGGCTAATGCGGTTCGTTTCTATGTCGTTTGTGATGTTGGAACTGATCTTACTGAAACCACCACCGCTGAGGTTATCGGTGCTGCTCTTGACGCGGATAAGATTACTTTCCCAACTCAAGATGCCATCGATGCGTCTAGCGCTGTTGGTGCGGTTGTTGGTGACCTCTTCCCTCTGGAAGCGAACGCCAACATCCCCGAGATCGATATCAAGGTTGATTCGATTGCTGCGCCAACATCCCCGAGATCGATATCAAGGTTGATTCGATTGCTGTCACGGCACAAACCAAGAAGCTCAAGGCTAAGTGGTCCCCAGAGTTAGGTCAAGACCTTAACGCTTACCACAACCTTGATGCTGAGGTTGAGCTTACCAGCATTCTTTCGGAGCAAGTTGCTCTGGAAATCGACCGCGAGATCCTTGCTGACCTTGTAAATGGTGCTACTGCATCCACTTACTACTGGTCGCGTGCACCGGGTCTCTTCGTGAACCGTGTAACTGGTGCTGAACTTGGTGCGGCTTCTGCTGCCCCTGACTTCACCGGTACGGTAAGCGAATGGTATGAGACTCTTTGCGAGACCATCAATGATGTGTCCGCTCAGATTCATCGCAAGACCCTTCGTGGTGGTGCAAACTTTATCGTTTGTTCGCCAGAAGTTGCTAACATTCTTGAGTTCACTGCTGGATTCCGTGCTTCCGTCACTCATGACGACGAGACCGGTTCCGTTGGTGCTGTCAAGACAGGCTCGTTGAGCAAGAAGTGGGATGTCATTGTTGACCCTTACTTCCTTCGCAATGTTGTCCTTGTGGGACGCCGCGGCTCCTCTTTCCTTGAAAGCGGATTTGTGTACGCTCCATATGTGCCACTGCAAACTACACCTACGATCTTCGGACCAGAAGACTTCGTACCCCGCAAGGGAGTCATGACGCGTTATGCCAAGAAGATGGTGCGTCCTGATATGTACGGACTCGTTATTGTCCGCGGACTTATTGGTGAGCAAGGCGCTACTTGATAAGTTAGCGATACTCACACTAAACATAACCCCCCTGTTTTCAGGGGGGTTTTTGTTTTTGGGAGCATATTCCTAAAATGTTGATCTCTCAAATTTTTTCTCCGGTAATTTTTTGAGATTTTGCATTTGGGGGAACTATTTACTGTAACTTGACTTTATTCTCCTTGGGCGAGGCCACTGCCCTAGAAAGAGAGTATTCCGAAGTGGCTGGAATACAATCATTGAATGAGGCGGGTTATTGCAATAACATAATAAAAAGGAGAAATTAAATTATGGGAAACCGAAGACTCGGCCGTAAAAGACTTTACGGGATCGAAAAAGAAGGACAAACTGTTGATTTGGGCGCTGCAGCAGGCATTAAAGATGCCATTGTAAGCACAACCCAACACAGACTTGGCCAAGAGTTGATTACTGAGATTGTTGTAGATCTTGGAACCTCAAAGGCAACTATACGCGGCGGAGGTACCGCCGAATACGCAATCGGTGTAGCCAGCACGGCCGCTACTTTGGGACAGTTAACTGTCGCTAAAGTTGGTGTCGTAACAGAGATTAGATGTGTTTGTTTGGAGGTACCCGCCGGAGGTGCGACCAACTGCGATATTTGGACCAATTCGAGCGGCACGATTGCGACAGGAGCGAATGTTGGTGGCGGTACCGCTGGTCCCGCAGATGTCAACGCTATAGGCGAAGATACATCGGCAACCAACGACGCCAATGGATATGCAGACCTTTATCTGTATATCACTGATGGAACTGGAGGCGCATCTTCGAGTAACATGTCGGCCGGTAAGTTTGTGATCTACATTTACGGATTTGCGGTACCAGATGATCTTGTCTAGACTAAATTTCAATACTTATAAACAAGGAGGAAAACAAAATGGGAGTTAGAAGAAAATCTAGAAGAAGGTTAGCGGCAATAAACAAAAAAGGTGTCATTAAAGATGTTACCGCGTCAACAGCAGTAATGAGCAACAACATTGTAGCAGCCAGCCAGTTCCGCATGGGACAAATGGTTATTACTGATATGGTTCTTGAC